CAAGTCAAGACTTGGTGCATTCGCATCTAAGTCTATTCGTGGTATGACACCAACCCTGTTATTCTGGGATGAGACCGCATGGGCAGAGAAAGGTGATGTGTTTTGGACATCTGCGCTCCCATCACTGGTAACTGGTGGACGTGCAATTATGGTTAGTACACCTTCTGGACTTGATGCCGTGTTTTACAAAACATTCCAAGGTGCAAGGGAACTTGACGAAAACGGCAAATCAAAGAATAATTTCCATGCCGTTGAACTCTGGTGGTATAACGACCCAAGATATAATAAAGACCTGCATTGGATTAAGAACAAGGGTAAAAAAGACGAAAAGAAGTGGAAGGATGAGAATTGGTCACATAAGAAACGAGCCGAAATGGTTGAAGAGGGTTGGGAAGCAACCAATGACTGGTTTGATGAACAAATAAAGCAAGCCAATGGTGACATGCGTAAGGTTGCGCAGGAATTACTGTGTTCGTTTCTGGGTTCTGGTGATAACTTCATTGCAGAAGAATACCTTAAGCGAATTCAAGAACACGAAATCACAGTACCAATTCGTCAGGAATATCATGATGGCAATATGTGGATTTGGGAAGACCCACAGGAAGGTGAAGAATATATAATGGCGTTGGATGCCTCACCGGGGCACGGAGAAGACCATTCCACAATTAATATGCTTAAAACCGTGGAAATCATTGAAGAAAAGGTGATTAAGAAAAACGGTAAGGCTAAGAAAATTAAAATAAAACGACACAAAGTCGAACAGGTTGCTGAATACTACGGAAAGATTACTCCGCAATTACTCGCTGAAATCGCATATCAATATGGAACTGCATATAACAACGCATATTGTGTTATTGATATCACAGGTGGTCATGGAGTTCATACAATCGATAAGATGTTTGATATTGGGTACGAAAACATCCACTACGCTGAAATCGCACATAAACCAACACGAGATAGATTGAGTGGTTACATAAAAATGGGACAAAAAATAATGCCTGATGGTGCGGTTTCGGTTGTTGACCTGATACCCGGTTTCTACATCGGAAACAACCGTCCATCGGTTGTGCTCGAACTCCAAAGAGCAATCCATTTGGAAGATGTTATTATCAGGTCTCAGAGGTTGTTGGATGAGTTGAAGACGTTCGTAACAGTCCCCGGTAACCGTGTCGCTGACCACAAACGTAGTTTCCATGATGACAGTATTATGGGTCTGGCAATTGGTTTGTATGTATTGAATTTCGACATGGCTAAGTTCAAGCAAAGCAAAGGCGTTACCGAAAAAATGCTGAATTCTATTCTTACAATAAACGATGTGAAAGACATCGGGACGAAGAGAAAACTGAACAATAAACCGATGTTAACAGCAGATGGTGCAAACCCTTTAAATCCATATGGTGCTAATGAATGGTTATTTCAAGGAATAAAAGATAAAAACAAAAGATAGGTTGTATTTATATTTAACTGACTTTTTCAAAATTTCAGAGTATTTATAAAAAACTATAAAAAATTATAATAATGGCTGGCGAAAACGAAAATAAAGCAACGATATATCAACAACTGAATAAGATGCTAAACCTTGATGGGTTTGGCTTTCAGGATTCATCGGCAATTGCACCTGTAGCAACTCCACAGAAGTCGAAGATTATCATTAAAGGTAATACCCCAGAAGAAATTCATAGGAAAGGTCTGGAACTCGAACAAAAACGTGAACTTCAAAATAAATTTTTCCGTACAACCGACAGAGGTTTTCAGAAAGCATTACAATATGAAGCTGCCAGACTTCCTGCCTATATCGATTATGAGGGTATGGAATATTATCCAATCATTTCGTCAGCATTGGATTTATTCATGGAAGAAGCCACTACCATTGGTTTAAATGGTAAAATGCTTAACATCTACTCAAGTAAGGAAAGAATCAAGACGTTATTGGAAGAATTCTTTTATGACATCGTGAATGTAAATGTAAACTTACCATTTTGGGTAAGAAATACTGTGAAGTACGGTGATAATTTCGTATTACTCTATGGTGAGCGTAAAAAGGGTATTACTCACGTAAAACAACTTGTGAATTACGAAATCGAGAGGTTTGAAAGGATTCAAAACGGTAAACCATTGGTGAAGTTCAAGGAAAGAATGACTGGTGATGAGTTCAATGTATTTGAAATCGCACACTTCAGATTACTTGGTGATGATAAGTACTTACCTTATGGTTCATCGATTTTAAATAAGGTCAGAAGAGTATTCCGTCAATTAGTTATGGCTGAAGACGCTATGCTTACCTACCGTATTATTCGTGCAGGGGAAAAGAAAGTGTTTAAAATCGATGTGGGTAACATCGATGAAGACGATATCGAAGAATACATCTACAAAGTAGCAACCACATTTAAGAAAACCGCACAGGTTCAACCAAATGATGGTCAAATTGACTACCGTTTTAATATTCTGGGTAACGATGAAGATTATTTCCTTCCAGTAAGAAACGCAAATACGCAAACAGGTATCGAGACACTCCCGGGTGCTCAGAATCTCGACCAAATACATGATATTGAATACCTTAGAGACAATTTATTTGTTGGACTCGGTGTTCCGAAGCCGTTCTTGAGCTTCCAAGACGCTGCTGGTGCTGGTAAAAACATGGCACAATACGATATTAGGTTTGCTAAAAAAGTTAACCGTATCCAGCAAGCAATGATTCAGGAACTCAATAAGATGGCAATGATTCATCTTTACCTGTTGGGTTATAGTGGAGAAGACCTTAATAGTTTCCAAATCACATTGACTAACCCAAGCACACAACAAGAATTACTGAAGTCTGAATTACTGCGTGATAAAGCACAAACCTATACTGAATTAACACGTGCAGAGGGTGGTATTGCAGCAATGTCACACACAACTGCAAAACGAATGATTTTCAATATGAGTGACAGGGAAATCGTTGACGACCTCAAACAACAGAAAATGGAGAAAGTCGTTATGCAAGAACTTCAGGATTCACCAGTTACAATTAAGAAATCTGGTTTATTTGTTGACATCGATAAGAGATTCGGTGAACCAATTGAAGACATGGCTCTGTCAGGTGAAACCGAAGGTGGAATGCCACCACCAGAAGGCGGTGCACCCGATATGGGTGGTGGTGCTCCATTAGGTGGTGACATGGGTGGTGCTCCCCCATTAGGTGGCGGTGCTCCATTAGGAGGCGGTGGTGCTGATATGGGCGGTGGAGTTGGTGCTGCGCCAATGATGGAAGGCATGACCGATGAAGATTATGAAAAACATCTCGAAAAACTTGTGTTTGGCACAACCAATAAACCCGAACAGGAGAAAAAGGAGAAACAAAAAGAGATAATTCAAGAAAATAATAACACCAACGATAAGTTGAATAAAAATGCTGCCAATATGATTGCAGAAATTGACCAGCTATTAGAAAGCAGTGAAAGTATCAACAGTGGTCAAAAATTTGATGATGACGAAGACATTGATATTAAGGATATTGAGGAGATTGGTTTAGAGTAATAGTTTATGTCATTTATTAAATATATTGGGTTAGGCATGCATTTATAGTTAATTATAGTATTTATATTAAATCGAATTATACCTTATGAAAAACGTCAACATAGGAATTGCTAATTTATTGGTTTCATCTAAACTAAAAGAGGCGCACTTCAACGGTACATTACTTGAAGAGTCGAAGAAGGTTACATCTGACTTTCTTAGTGTTGTTAAGAATTCACCATACCTACAATTGGAATTCAACGTTTTTAATAGTATTGAGGGGAAACTTATTGAAAGTGAGGTTCTCGCCAAAGATTATATTGATGAACAAATTAATTTGTTTGAGGTATATACGATTGAAGAAATCGATGCTGAACGCAAGAAACTAATGCCGTTCATCTCAGAAGACAGTGTTCCTGATAACGATAAAGCAAAACTTTATGAAGCCATTGATACCCTGATTAACGAAACCCTTGAACTTCGTGAAAATAAGGACATCGATAAAATGCATGACGCATTGGTTCTGGTTTTAGAACATGTCCGTACACCGAGACAATCACTACTCGAAAACGTAGATGTTGAACTTATTAATGAAGACGTACTTGAAATCGCTGTTAATAAA